CCATAAAATCGCATAAAGGCGACTATTTATTGCCCCCCTAATTATCGAAAGAGGATAAGGCATATGATTAAGTTCATGGTGAAGCGCAAGAATGTTTTTAGATATTAAAATATCTTCTTGCGTGCCGAAACTTTCAGCAAGCAAAACGACATTTTCAGAATGCGCGTTGCAATCCTCATTCTTCAAATATTTTTTATATACTTGGCTTGGATTAAGTTTACGGGCGACTTTAACCGCGCTCGTTTCGGTGTGTGTATTGGTGTTGCTCATAGGTTGAACATACGCCGTCCGCTTGCGTTGTCAACGTATTTGTTTTAAAAAGTTTTATGGTAATATTAGGCAATGGATGCAATGCCTAGTGACGCGCCAACCGCGCAAGATAAGGGGAAGAATGGCAAGCCCTCCCTCTACAATGATGAGATAGCGAAGGAGGTGATTGACGCTTGCCGCTCAGGATTCACTATAGAGAAAGCTGGTGGGTTGGTTGGACTATCTCCTAGCACCATAAAAAGTTGGTGCGCTCGTAAGCCAGAGTTCGCGCGGCGCGTGGAGTCCGCAAGAAAAAAGCACGAACTATCCCTTCTCCGTGACATCGAACTAGCAGGCCAAAAGAGTTGGCAGGCTAAAGCTTGGATGGCGGAAAGAATCTATCTTTACTCTGTCCCTAGTACGCGGCTGCAGGTACAGGGCAGCGTCGAGCATGGTTTGACCGCTGGTTTGGCGCAGATTTTAGCAGGTTCTCTTAGCAAAAAAATAAAACCTGCCCAAGTAATTGAGGCGGAAAGAGTAGCAGATAAGCCTGAGATTTTGAATAGTTCATACAAGAATTATTGTGCGACTAATGAAAATGGGCAAGCGGAAACAATCGCCGCGCCGCTGGAACCTGCGCTAGCCAACACTCCAAAGCGGACGCGACATGTCCGCATGAAACGCCGCGCGCCAAGGGTTGGAAAGGGGTTGGATACCACGACACCCCTCCCTACCCCCCCAACCCCATAAAAAAATTTCTATACCCCCCCAAGTATTTGCGCCACAAAATAAAAAGAGGTCTATAATGGGAAAAACGACAAGACCACCTAAACGTACTCCAGAGGAGATTTTAGCAGAAATCCAATCACCAGCAGGATTCGCAAAACACATCCTTGGCATCGAGCTATATGATTGGCAGCGAAAGGTTTTACGCGACTTAGAAGATAAAGATTGCCGAGTTGCGCTCAAAGCGGCGAACGGATCAGGCAAGACAAGCACAGTAATCGCATCGACTTTAATCTGGCATGCGTTTTGTTTTAAGGGAAGCATCGCCACGACTACAGCAGGAGTGTGGCGGCAAGTCGAGAAACAATTATGGCCTAGCCTTCGCAAGCACATTGCGCGCGTGGGCGGAAATTGGGAAGTCACATCAGGCGAAATTCGCTACATATTTCCAGACGGAACGATGAGCAGGATTGTCGGATACAGCGCTACCGACCCAGGGCGAGCGGAAGGTTTCCACGCCGATGACCATGACACTATGCCGTTGCTAATTGTCGTGGACGAAGCCAAATCAATTCCAGATCCACTCTTCGAGGCGCTGTGGCGTTGCCAACCAACTCGCGTACTTCTGGCCTCCAGCCCTGGTGCGAGTACAGGCGCATTCTATCGCGCATTCACCAAGGAATCTGCGATGTGGAAGAAGCATACAGTTACAGCTTTTGATTGTCCGCATATCACCAAGGCGCAGATCGACGAGGTGATGCAGAGGTATGGCGAGAAGCATCCTCTCACTCGTTCTATGGTCTATGGCGAGTTTGTGGATATAGGATCGGAAAGTTTAATCATAAACTACAACTCGCTCCAGGGATGCCAGAATAGTCCGCCTGACTTTAAGCCTGGGAGCAGGACTGCAGGGGTAGACTTCGCGGCAGGTGGCGATTGCAACGTCCTATGCATTCGAGATGGCAACAAGATCCTACCTATGATCGCATGGCGAGATAAGGATACGATGGCTGCAGTTGGCAAATTCATTGTAGAGTTTAAGAAGGCTGGCCTAAAGGCGGAAGACATCTATGCGGATGCGAGCGGATTGGGCATGCCGATGTGCGATGCTTTGGCGGAGTCAGGGTGGAGGGTAAACAGAGTAAACTTTGGTGGTACGCCGAACGACAGCGATGCGTATACGAATAAGTCGGCGGAGATGTGGTTCAACATGTCAAAGAAGATCTCGGATAAGGAAATCATACTTCCAGAGGATGACGATGACCTAATGGCTCAATTGACTTGTCGCAGGACCATTACTAACAGCAGGGGTAAGCTTGGCGTGGAATCAAAGGACTCGCTTCGTAGCAGGGGCATATCCAGCCCAGATAGGGCGGATGCGCTTGCTCTCTGCCTTGATGGTGGTAATATTCGGTGGGACTTGACTTTCCCAGCGGAAAGGCCAACTTGGAAGACGTTAAACCAAATGATGGAGTTGGATGACCCCATCATGGCTGGTTTTAATGCAGGAGGATAAACTATGAATATTTGGAACTGGATCACATCGAATTGGACCGAAGTAGTTGCAGCCATTGGCGGCATCGTCCTGGCTGCTCGCATCATCGTTAAACTTACCCCCACTCCAGCGGATGACTCGATCTTGGAAAAGGTCATTGCATTCCTGAAGACCATTGGGCTAAACATCAAATAAATTTAAGTGATCGGTGCGATACTTCAAATCATCGCATCGTTCCTTCGCCTCATTCCAGGTTGGAAAGAGAAGCGTACTCAAAACTTTGAAAGTGAGTGGCGCAATAATCGTGACGCTATTGAGCGTGATCTGCGCGGTAAATCTTGGTGGGTGCGCAACAACGACACCAGTGACAAACACGACAGGGATAACTGAGGAGTTAATGAAAGACCCAACCTACATCGAGATTCGTCGCGGTACTCCTGGCACTCGCGAATGGGCGAGGAAAGCATTGAATGCCGTGAATGATCTTTCGTATGAACTTAAAGTTGAGAGGAACAAATAAGATGGCAACCACTGAAGCCAAATACAATCGTCGCGCGGATTACCACCAGCGGATCATCGATTGTTTGAACCAACGCGAGACTTGGGAGAACCGCCAGCGGTTGTTCTACCAGGCGCGTTACTTTGGTGTTCGACGCAAGACTAAGCCTTGGCCTACTGCTGCCGATCTACACGTTCAGCTGATCGATACCGCGATTGAGCGGTTGAAGCCATCCTTCGTCAATAGTGCGATTGGCAATGACATCCTTTCCAGCTTCGTTCCCATGCGCCAACAGCTGACTCCGATCACTGTTACTGCCGAGCGTTGGTTTGACTACAAGATGCGCGAGCAATCCAATTTCCAGAAAGAGATTGTCTCGGTCATCGACAACCTCCTTCTCTATGGTCGCGGTGTGGCGAAGGTTATTTGGGACGATCAAAACAAGCGTATCGGCTTTGAAGCTATTGATCCTTTCCACCTCATCGTTCCTCAGTACACCAAGGAACTTAAAGACGCAGACTTCATCGTACACATCATTTCCACATCAGTTGACACCTACAAGAGCAATCCTCTTTACAAGCAAGACGCAGAATTTATTAAGCGCATTGCTGGCAAGCCAAACAATTCCGTTGGCCTACGCAGTGAGATTCAAGATGAGATCTATCGTCGTGAGGGCATTACGCAGGAGGCGGAGAATGATCGCGTCATCCTGTGGGAAATGTATACTCCCTCGAAGGACGGATGGTTGGTTGAGACGTTCTCTCCCCTAGTGGTTGAGGAGAACGTCAGGAAACCTTTTACACTACCCTACGAACACGGAGAACCTCCGTTTGTTGACTTCCCATACGAGATAACAGGTGGCGGTTGGTACAGTCCAAGAGGTGTGGCCGAGATCCTGCTCCCCAGTGAAAACCTCTGTAATAAATTAAAAAATAGTCTTAGCGACTATGTGGAGCTTGCCAACCGCCCTGTCTTTGAAGCGCAGAATCCTATCTCGCTCAATACAGCGAACCTGAAGATGCAACCTGGCCAGATCCTTCCCCAAGGATTAAAGCCTGTCCAGTTCAGCCAACCTCCATTCGACTTCCAGAAGTTGATGCTTGAGGAGCGCCAGCTAGCGGACAATCGCATGGGCGGAAATGATTTTGGTTCTGGTTCGCAGTTTAGTTCTAGCGACAGGAAGACCGCTGCTGAAGTTCAAGCCATGCAAGGTCAGGCTGCAGCTTCTGGTGACTTGCGTAATCGCATCTTCCGAATGAGCTTGGCTCATCTCTTCCGTCAGTCTTGGTCATTGTACGTCCAGTATGCCAAGGAAGATTTGATGTTCCGCTATGCCGACGATACTGGTCAGATGGTCCCAGATGGTATTCATCAGCAGTACTCGATTGAGCCGAAGGGCGGATTGGACTTTGTTAACCGCCAATTTGCTTTGCAAAAATCAGTGGCGCGTATGCAGATGTTCCAAAATAATCCCTACATTAACCAGGGCGAGCTGGTAAAGTCAGTGCTTGAACAGGATGATCCAAGTCTCGTCAGAAAGCTATTTACTGATCCGCAAGCGGGAGCAGGCGATCAGGCTGAAGACCAAGCGACTGAGATCGCGACCATGCTCACCACAGGATTCCCTGTCGCGATTAAGCCTAGCGATGATCACAAGGCGCATATATCGGTTCTCTTCGCATTCAATCAGGCGGCACAGCAACGCCAGCAGGCAGTAGACCAAAGCTCGGTGCAGGTTCTTATGGACCACTTGCAACAGCACTTAGCTGCGCTGGAGAAGATTGATCCTAATACTTCTAGGGCAATTCAGAAACAACTTCGCGATGCAACTAAACCCCAGGCGCAACAAGGCCAAGCACCGCAACAACCCCAACCACAGGTAATGTAATATGGCAAAGAAAAAAATAATCAAAGCGGCAGCACTCGCAAAGCCAGATATGACTCCAGTTGATAATGTGCGCAATCCTAATTTTGACGCAGCATTAGCTATGCAGAATTACAGAAACTCAATGGAAGATCAACAGGCAAGACTCGCAGTGCAAGGCGGAGACTTTACCCAAGGAAGATTGATGGGCGCGCCAACTCAACAACCAATTCCTCCTGGTGCAAACTTGATGCCAATTGGTGGTACTGGAATTTCGGCAGAGCAAATGCAAAATTTAACTCCAGACAGAAGGCAAGCTCTTGAGAGCGCAATGGCAATACAGCAAGGCGAAAATATGCCAGCAATGCCAATTGCCAATCAGCCCCCTCGTCCCAATCCAGCCATGAACCCAATGGCGAATTATAACCAAATGCTACAGCAAGGCATGCAACGGAATGCAGATATGAATCAAGCAGTTCAGAACCTTGTTGGTATGGGCGGACCAGCCAAAAGCTTTTCTCAGATGGCAGGCGGACCTCGTCGCACAAATCGCGCACCTAGACAGCCTCGCAATAATTCCCTAGCGCCCAGCAATCAAAGGCTAATTTAAGCTTTGACTTTGTCGGTATAGTGGCTTGTATTGCTTCATGGAA